TGAAGATGTTTTTAAGATAATTAAAATAACTTTCCCGACATTAGATGAAAACATAGATTTTTTGAATAAACAGCGTGAGAAAAACAAGCAGGAAAAAATAAAGGCCTTCAATAAAATAACAGTAGAAGAGAATGCTCTAATAAAAGAACTCAAAAAAGCTGGATTTAAACAAGATTTACTTGCAGAGAAAAAAGAGGATGATGAAGAAATCAATAATCTCTTTGATAATGTTATTGAACCTGGCGACAACGGCGATGAAAATAACAACGAGTTCAATGAGTTCAACGAGATATTCAATGATAATGCCGGAGGCGCTGGAGCAGCCGGAGGAGCCGGAGGCGCAGCAAAACAAGAAATAAATGAGGAAAATATGCTTATGACATATGACAGAGAAGATGATGATGAAAATATGGATACAGAAGATATGGGATTTTTATATAATTAAAGGGGGAAACCGCCCCTAACGCGGTATTAGAAAAGGTTAAATGAATTGCTATTTAGAGGCTCGTAAGCTATTTATATTACCTTTATGGTGTAGTAAAAAGAAACTAAGATTTTTTAAAAATTGAAAATTAAAATTTGAGTAGTGGAGCGTATCTCTTGATTTATTTTGTAATTTCTAAAAAACTTTTGAAATTTTTATCATAATAATCAGGTGGCTCATTTATATTATTATATATATATAATTCATTTTTTTGCGAAGGCTTAATGATATCATCGTAAAAGATATTATAGAATATTTTTTTATAAGGTGTTGCGCATAATACAAAATAATTTGGTGTTAAATGTGGGATTGATACAAGTATTTCACTATTCATATTTGTAGGTGCCTCACTTAATCCAATCCGATGGCCGCTATGTTTTAAAAATGGTAATAAATGTACTTTACCCGTAATAAAACTATACAATATTTGTTGATCAGGTTTTACATTTTTTTCAATTGGCAAATTATCTCTAATAATTTCTAAATATGCTGATAATGTTTTTTTTGATTTATCCAAGTATTCACATCGTTCCTTATAATTTTTAAAATTATCATCAGATCTAATTTCGCTTGCAAATACAAATGTTCTATCTGGATCAACTCTAATAAAAACTCTTGGTTCTGTTCCTATTTGCCCTTCTCCGTAAGAACTATTTATTTCTGTTTCTACGGATGTATAATCAATATCTCTTGAATAATAAGGTGCTTTAAAAAAAATATATGGATGTATTCTACTTCTACCAAATTCTATACCATCTATTATACTTCTACCAAATTTTATACCTTCTATTTGAAGTTGTTTTCCTGTTTTTAATCCAAATTCACATAAACTACCCATTTCTTCTGGTTGCGTAAAATGCGTCCATATTATTATTCCTTTTTTAACCTCTGGTTTTAATATACACACTAAATCATCTTTATACATAATATCACTTTCTTTTATTGGTTCTCCTGCTCCACCAATCATTTTTTTATTTTTTCTTGTTTTGTTTTTTTTATTATATTCTTCTTGCGATATTCTTTTTTTTTCACCATTTTTTTTTAATTTGTAAAAATAACCCTTTTTAGTTTTTAAGTATTCAACCATTCTAATATATATATTAGAATAAATCGGCGTTTTAAATGTCCAAAGGTGTAAAAAATAAAAAGGTAATTATATAGGTATTATATATTTTTTTATACATTTTCGCCAGCACCGAATATTTTAGTATCGGCGCCAGTCGCCGTCGTTGTAGTTAAATCGTTTTTTGGCGGGGCTGTTGATATATTAACAAGGGATGCTCCTTGTGCTATCATCTGAGCTTCTTGTGGTAATTGAGCCATTTGCGCTCCTTTTCTGCTTCCACTGAGTCTTTTGGAGACATTAGTATTGCCTATGATGCCATTTAATTGAATGGGTATGTGTCTCTCGGCATCAGTGAAACATTTGGCGACTTCTATTTTATATTTTACAGGTATCTCTTCAAAAGAGCAATCCTGTATTAAATTGTCATATTTTAGTGATAAGATATTGTAGGTTTCTTTTGAGACGCTCCCATCACACGCTTCTATTTCTTGAGACAGAAGCATAAATTGCTGGGATAATTTTTTAAATATTTCAAATTTTTCGCTCGCCTTTATGCTGTTTGTAAGAGACATTATAAGGACGCTTACGGCATTTACGATAATGTTCGGTATCTTGATAGCATTTGCGTCCTCGCTGATACTGTTTATAATACACATAGTTGAACTAGTCAATACGAGAGGTATATTAAAGCAGAACTTGACAAAACTCCAGTGAGAAGATGCCTTAGTACATAATAGTGTCATTGACTCGCATTTATCCAACAATTTATCAATATTATGCATTATTTTTTCGGTTATTCTTAGTTTATCTAATAATATGATATTTTTTTATTTGAATTATTATATTAGAGATAAGCGTATGAATATAGAAGTTAAAACAAACGCCTGGGTTCTTCCAAATAGAGTTGGTTATAACAAAAAAATGTATGATATATTTCATCCTTCAAAATATCACAAAAAAGCAGCAGCTAAAGCCTCTTGTGAATGTACAAAAGATTCGTGTGAATTAGATGTATCTAAGGTGTCTCTTTTTCCGCAGCAAAGGATTGTCAAGGATTATATGCAATTTGACAGTCCTTACAGAGGCATCTTGTTATATCACGGTTTAGGATCGGGTAAATCTGCCGCATCAATAGCCGCATCCGAAGGATATATTAATCGTAAAAATGTTATTATTATGACTCCCGCGTCATTATCGCAGAATTATGAGAACGAATTGATGAAGATATCAACTATCGGCTTGAATCTAAAAAAATCATGGACTTGCCTAAAAGTTATTAAAACAAATGCCAAGATGATGGAACAGCTCAAAGGATACGCCATAGATAAGCAAATGGTTAAAAAAGAGGGAACTGTATGGGTTCCTTTATATAAGAAGGATATAGAGGATGCCGAGATAGTTATAGATAATATTAAATACTCTGATATGGCTTCAAATGACAAAGAGGATATCAAAAAGACTATAACGCATATAATAAGAAACAGATATAAGTTTATAAATTACAATGGCATTACTATGAAAATGATAAAAGAAATGGGCGACAATCCTTTTGACAATTCCTTTATAATAGTTGATGAGGTGCATAATTTTATTAGCAGAATAGCTAACGGTTCCAAAATAGCTATGAAAATATACAATAATATTGTTAGCGCTAAAGATGTTAAATTGGTATTATTGTCAGGGACACCTATAATTAATCATCCATACGAAATATCATTTTTAATCAATTTATTACGAGGCCCGATGAAGACTTATAAAATCCCTATAATAGATGGCGTAGCCGACAAGAATGAAATAATAAATAAGTTGTCAAATGCACAATTGCACGATTATGTTGATGAATTATATTACGACAATAGGAATCTCAATATTATATTATTGCCTATAAATTATGTTCGCAAAGACGATGTATCATCGGCGATAGTAAAGAAGGAATGGGATAGGGACGAAGATACAATTATAAAAGAGATAATAAAAGCTGTTAATGCCGAAGGAAACGATGCGAATACCGGAAAAAAGCCTGTGAAGCCTGTGAAGCCTGCGAAGCCTGTGAAGCCTGCGAAGCCCGGAAATGGAATAGATGTCAAGAAGCCTTATTTAATAGTAACGAACGGAACGACGGGTTCCTTAAAAACAAAGATGGCTGACGAAATTATTAAGTATTTGAAATTGAATCCTACGAATACGAAGATAAATATAGATGATTTGGTGATAAAGAACAAGGAATATAAGAAGCGTGTATTAGATATAATTAAGAAGGTAGCGAAGGAATGTAATAATAACAAGGCGTGTATATCTGAAAAATACGAGAATCCCAGTGATAAATTGCAAGAAGATTTTGCAAAGGCCTATTATGATGTAAGGAAGGGCGAAGGTGGCATTAGTTGCACGGATAGTTTTAAAAACTCTTGTGATAAATTGAATGATTTGAATTTGGAGAATGCTTTGAAAGAGAGCAGAAATATTGTATTTGAATCACAGGGACTATCGGTTCCATCGTGGCTATTGTCTCAGCCCTATTTGACCGAAAAATATAATGTCATATTTGCCTATTCTCTCGCTCCTATTAAAAAGATTGTAGATGTTATTAAAAAGCGCGGGAAAGCGAGAATAGACAAATATCTCAAGAATCCTAACGAAGATGCGCCGAGGATGCCGTCAGTTGACAAAAAGATAATAGGAAATAACATTAAAAATATTGTGGCAACATTAAAGGAATTGCGTAAAAATTGTATAAATGAAGTGGAATATTTGAAATGCGGTAATAAAAAAATAGACAAGCTCCTTGTATATGAGAATAGCGACGATTTTAAATTCAATCTAGTATATGATAATTATAACAATGATGATATAATAGATTCCGAGTTTGAAGGCCTAATTTATGATATTGTTAAAATGAATGCCAAAGGTAATTTTGATGAATCGGGTATATCTTTGAGTACTAAATATGATACCGAACATAACTATGCTTTGCCGAGTAAAAAAGAGGATTTTGTCAAGTTTTTCATAAATGACGAGGATCCCGAAAATATCAAGGTAATTAATGAGGATTTATTTAAAAGACGCGTATTAGGCATTTTGAGTTATTATAAGACATCAGGTTCGGAACTATTTCCCTCGCTATTACCTGAGACTATTAGAAATATGTATATGACCGACCATCAAATCAAAAAATATGTAGATGTTCGTATTAAAGAAATAGCGATGGATGACCGCAAGAAGAAGTTCGGCAACAAAGGATCTGCAGAAGTTAGCTCCGTATATCGTGCATTCAGTAGATTAGTATGTAATTTTGCGTTTCCCGAAGAAATACCTCGCGAATTCCCTCAGGATATAAGGACATTGAAGAAAAAAGAAATGGCAATGAATGAGGAAGACGGCGCAAATAGCAAGGACAGCAAGGACGGCGAAGATGCTGATAGTGATAAAAAGAAGTTCAATAAAGAGATAGATGCTGAATACAATAAAAAATTAACGAAGGCACTTAGTGATTTAAAGAAGGGCGATTATTTGGAAAAGAAGAACTTGCGCGAATACTATAGTCCGAAGTTTGCGCAAATGTTGGAAGATGTAAATACATCACCCGGGAGTGTCCTTGTGTATTCGCAGTTTCGCGTCGTAGAGGGTTTGGGTATATTCAAGGAGGTTCTAAATAAACACGGATATGTTGAGATTAATGTTATAAAGAATGATGAATATGGATATATATTAGAAGACCCCGATGTATTTGATGAAAAATATGATAATAAAAGATATGTTATGTTCAATTCTGACAGAGAAAAGACCAATATATTAATGAATCTATTTAACGGGGATTTTGCAAATCTCCCAGATACTATCAGGAGTAGCTTGCCGAATAATGGGGAAGGACTGGAACAAAGATATGGAAAGCTTGTCAGGGTTATGATGATTACGCAATCGGGCGCCGAGGGTATATCTTTGAAGAATGTAAGACGCGTATTGATAACCGAGTATTTCTGGAACTCTGTGCGCATAGACCAAGTAATAGGGCGCGCTGTTCGTACTTGCAGTCATATGGGATTGCCTGTAGAAGATAGAAATGTGGGGGTTTATAAATATATTATGAAGTTTACTAATGACCAGCTAATAAAAAACCCGACACTCAAAATAAAGGACGCCGAACTATCTACCGACGAGCATATATATGACAAGGCTAATAAAAAAGAGGAGTTAATCAAGAACTTCTTGGATATGTTAAAATCCTCTTCAATAGATTGTGTGATACACGCTGATGTTAATAAGCCTTTGAAGAATGGCTATAAATGCTATAACTGGCCTATAAATATGAAGGACGATAAATTGGCATTTACACAGAATATATTGAATGATGGCAAAATAACTCAATATAAAAACTATGAAAGGGTGAAAACAGACAGAGGCAAGGTTGTATCCAGGGATGGCGTCAAATATGTGCTATTAAATGATAAATTGTATGATTACAATAGCTATAAAAATGCAGGGGTATTATTGCCAGCCTAAGTCTCCTAAGTCTCCTAAGTCTCCTAAGTCTCCTAAGTCGCCTAAGTCTCCTAAGTCTCCTAAGTCTCCTAAGTCGCCTAAGTCTCCTAAGTCTCCTAAGTCTCCTAAGTCGCCTAACTTTTACTCTAAGTAATACATATAAATAATAAATTATAGTAAATAAGAAGCATATACTTATTTTTAATAATAAATATAAATGAACGATATAATATTTAGATGTATTCGCAATATTAATATAGAAGATTACATAGAATATGATATTGAAAACATTGAAAATATTAATATAGTAATTGAAGATATCATAGATGCTGGAGATGCTGGAGATGCAGGAGATGCTGGAGATGCAGGAGATGCTGGAGATGCTGGAGATGCTGGAGATGCTGGAGATGCTGGAGATGCTGGAGATGCCGGAGATGCTGGAGATGCTGGAGATGCCGGAGATGCTGGAGATGCCGTAGATGCCGGAGATGCTGGAGATGCTGGAGATGCCGTAGATGCCGTAGATGCCGTAGATGCTGGAGATGCTGGAGATGCCGTAGACATAGATTATAATATTGGATGGGATATCAGAGAAGCCGGGGATGCAGCGATTATTTCTACAGGAACAGGGAGATGTATATGTAGATATAATAATTTTAATTTATGCGACCGTAATATAGGAGATAACTTATTATATTGTAGGTATCATAAGAATACTAAGATTGGCTATATACACAAGATATTTTATGATGTATTTAAAGACAAAGAAGAGATAGCAGTAGGTGATTTATATATGTTATATAGACATATTAATGGTAATTTTGGATTTGGGTATATCAAGGAGTTATATATAGACTTATTAAAAAGCATACCATTCAAGATATTATTAAATATAGCTGAGAAGAATAATATAATATCAAACGACCGCAAATATAGTAAGAATGAGATTTATTTGCGTCTCTATAATATTAATAAAAATACTTGCGAACTGGAAAGCAATAATATAAATATAGATGCATTTTGCAAGATACAGCAGAGACTCAAAGAAAGATTGAGAGATAAAATAAAGAAACGGATTAGAGATAGGCTGCGAGATAATATATTTAACTTAGAGGATTATGAGTCAGGAGTCGCCCGAGGTGATTATATAAATACCGATGAACTTTTTACAGGAGAGAATATATGCGATATACCTCCTAAAAGATTATATATATTATGCAATAATAATAGCGAGAGCAGCGAGAGAAGCGGTAAGTATGTATTTGATGCTGTAGAATTGGAGTATTTTGTTAGAAAATGTAGAGAGAATAAGCAGGAGCCTTATAATCCCTATAATCGTGATAAGTTGGATGAGGATTTTTTGGAGAATCTTTATATATTTATAAAATATAATGACCTGCTAATCAAGAATGATGAATATTTGTGGGAAAACAATATGCACGCATTTACTGAATTGTCGTTAGAAATAGAAAGTAGAGGGTTTTATAATAGCCCTGAATGGTTTGAGAGATTAAAAGATGCGGATTTCCTAAAAGTAATCAAATATTTTAAATTATTCTCAGCCAATACTCCAGAAAGTAATAAGTATTTTAATGAAATCAGAGCAGATACCTTGATATTTGATTTTTGCAAAGATGCCATAAAGATGTTCAAAGAATGCAATAACGAATATTATATATTATGCTGTAATTTTATTAAGGCTATGGCTTTATGTTCAAATAACTTTTATAATAATTTGCCAGCGTGGCTATTAGCTAACGGAACAGGTGGTATGGGAGCGGTAGGTGCGGGAGGACATATGGGAATTGGTGGTATTATTGATAATATTCGTATAAATACAAATCTTGAAACGTTGATGGGGGCGATGAATAGGAATAATGCTTCAGAATTGGCAAATAATTTTTTATTATATTATTATGTAGAATATATTTAAAGTTGTTATACAAATATGAATATTAACACAAATACATATGATATCAAATATACGCCCGACTTTGCATATACTCCAATAAACTCTCAATCTCTAGTACATACTCAAAATGTAATTGAAGAAAAACAAAAAAATACAATAGATACATATATAAGCAAATTTAAAACATCATTTTATGGTTTTTTATTATTTATTATTTTATCACTTCCAGTTGCATATAAAATATTGGATATGATTGGAAAAATAATATCACAAAACATAGAGATATATGATTTTAACACAGAAGAACCATCGCCATTAGGGCGAGTAATAATGGGATTAATTGTTTTAATATTATTATTTATCTTATAATATAAGAATCCCAGAGAATACATTAGATTACCACATTATTTACATTACTTTTTCTTAGTAGCAGCAACCTTCTTAACTGCCTTCTTAACCGGTTCAGGTTCGGGTTCGGGTTCGGGTTCGGGCTCAGCCTCTTCATCCTCCTCTTCTTTGACATCTTCTTTTTCGTCTTCCTCATCATCCTCGTCTTCCTCATCATCCTCATCTTCCTCTTCTTCTTCCTTTGAAATTACTGGAGCCTTGACAGATACTGGAACTTGAGCCGCAACAGCTGCCACAGGTTTCTTTTTATCTTGAACTACAGCAGATACTGACGATACTTTGGAAATTACCTCAGTATCTACATCAATATCTTCATCGTCTTCATCTTCATCATCTACAACATCCTCATCACTATCTTTTACAAAGGTAATCTTTGAAGTGTTAATCTTTTGGAACTTGGCAGAAACAATCTTCCAACTGCATCCAAACATTCCCGCAGAGAACCAGAGACCATTCAATTGGATAATGAATTGCGCCTTTCCACCCTTGAGATTTGCAACATAGTCCTTGAAATCAATCTCGTTATTATCCATATCATAGCAATCAAAGTCAAACTTATCATCATCTGAATTATAAGGAATCTTGGCCTTGAAAGTAGGAGGATATTTATCAGCATACATACCAGTTTCCTTGTCCTTATCACGGCGAACAATAGGGCTAAACATATTCTCAATAGCACCCTTATTTCCCTCAAAGTTCTTCTTGAACCACGCTACACTATTCTTGCTCGCGTCTTCACAGATTTTTTGTTCAAGTTCAATCAACTTATCGTGAAATGCTTGGACTTTGGGATTCTCGTCCTTTCCCTTGAATGATGCCGTAATATCATACTTACGAGCTTCATCTTTTCTCTTAGGGTCATCCTTGATAAACTGAGTATTATCATTGACGCCATAGGGAATTGATAGAACAGGGGTTTGAATATTGATTTTGGAACCTTGATAATTAAGATAAACAGATTTAGCACCTGATTTCATAATCTTCATTTCAGAATACTTAATCTTGTCGACATTGAATTGCTTGGGGAGGAGAACGTTCATCGTTGTATATATATATTAATTAATCTTTATATAGACTATCAATTTTTATTATTTTTTGTGTCTTTTTTTAAATTGAAAAAAATTGACAAAAACTTGGTATCAACGCAAAAGAGGATATGAAGATATTCGCCCAGTATAAATAAATATAAAAATACGAAGAACACATTCATTTTGAAGAAATATGCTATAATACAGGCACCTATGAAAGTCATAACAAAATCCACGATGGCAAAATCATATAAGCGCGTGGCGTGTATTCCCTCTCTCGGAACCCCAAGAATATCTTTATATTGGGCAAAAATACACATAATTTATATCAATAGCTTTATTATAAATATTATAGATATTATAAATATTATAAATATTATATTATAATAGGATTGTATGAGAAAAACTCCTAAAATTCTATCGAATGATAAGTATAAATATTATGATTTAGAGTTTCCAATATATAAGACTAAAAACGGCGGGCGATTAATAAAAATAGGCAATATTTTTTATAATTTAGAAAATAACACAACAGTTGAAAAAGTAAAGGAAGAGTATAGTAAGAAGATACGCATAGAGCTATCAGAGGAAGATAATGAATATGTTATTATCTAATTTCAAATGAAGATACTATAAGGTAATATACAAGTGTCTTGGTAATACTATGAACATTTTTGATATCACTTAATGACC